CAGGTATAGATGGATAAGAGCAGAAAGCGTTGGCTTTCAGGATACTAAAAATATAACTGGACGAATTAGAGAAGGTTATGAATTAGTTAGAGCTGAAGAAGTCGTAAACGCAGCTGATTATCCAGTCCTCGATGAGGGCAGATACAAGGGAGTGATTGGGGTAGGTGGCCTTCTACTTGCAAAGGTACCTGAAGAGATCGCGAAGCAGAGACAAGAGTATATGTCTAATAGACATAAACAACAAGACGAAGCTGTAAATAACGACCTTATGAAGGAGCAGGATAGTAGAATGCCAATCAATGTTGAAAGGCAATCTCGTGTGACCTTCGGTGGTACGAAAAAGTAATTTTTTCAATCACTGAATTTAATAAACCGTACTGGAGGCCCTTCGGGGCAGGTACATAAGGAGAAACAACTATGGCAAATAGAAACACACAAGGTTTTGGTTTGATTCCTGCAGGAACGCTTGGTTCAACACCAGCGACTTCTGGTCAGGGCAAATACAAAATCGATGCGGGTTATGCTACCACTATATTTCATGGTGGATGCGTTGCTTCTAGTGCTGGATACATAATCGATGGTCAGACAACTGATGCACCGGTTTTGGGCGTACTAAACGGAATCTTCTATAACGCGGCTTCAACTTTAAAGCCAACGTTTGCGAATCATTACGTGCAAGTCACACCAGCAAACTCGGAAGATATCGATGCGTTTGTATTCGATAACCCTCAACAACAATACGTAGTAGCGACAGACGCAACTGTAGCACAAGCTGGTTTCCTAGAAACTTATGACATGAATACATCGGCAGGTAGCACGTCTACTGGTCAGTCTTCAGCGACATTAGATATAGGGGACACAAGTGCTGATGCAGCTTCGTGGAGACTTTTAAGATCTGCTGAAGATCCTGAAAATGAAGATATCTCTGCAGCTTTTGCATCAGTAGTAGTAGTTGCAAATCTGATCGAGCTACAATCATAAGGCTAGAATAGGAGATAAATTATGGCAATATCACGATCACAACTAGTTAAAGAACTAGAGCCAGGATTGAATGCTTTATTCGGCCTGGAATATAAAAGGTATGAAAATCAGCACGCTGAAATTTATACTACAGAATCATCTGACAGAGCTTTTGAAGAAGAAGTAATGTTAAGTGGTTTTGCAAACGCACAAGTAAAAGGTGAAGGTTCAGGAGTTTCATTCGATGAAGCACAAGAAACTTTCACAGCTCGTTATACTCACGAGACTGTAGCTTTAGCATTTGCTATTACAGAAGAAGCTATCGAAGATAACCTCTACGATAGATTAGCTTCTAGATATACAAAAGCTTTAGCAAGATCTATGAGTAATGCTAAACAAGTAAAAGCTGTCGAGCCTCTAATTCAAGGTCTTCCTTCAACGGATGGTTTTGATTCAGGTGACGGTGTATCTTTATTTAATACATCACACCCAACAGTGGCTGGGACTTTTCAAAACACACTATCTACTCAAGCAGACCTTAACGAAACTTCGTTAGAGCAATCTTTGATCGACATCGGTCAAATGACTGACGAAAGAGGTTTGAGAGTTGCAGCAAGAGGAGTAAAAATGATTATTCCTTCAGAGCTTCAGTTTACTGCTGAAAGACTTATGAAGTCTCAAGGTAGAACTGGAACAGCTGATAATGATATCAACGCAATCGCGTCTATGGGTATGATTCCTCAAGGATACAGAGTGAACAATTACCTAACTGACACTGATGCGTTTTACATCATTACAGACATTCCTAATGGAATGAAAATGTTCAACAGAGCTCCATTGACAACTGCAATGGAAGGTGACTTTGATACTGGAAACGTTAGATACAAAGCTAGAGAAAGATACTCATTTGGAGTATCAGACCCTAGAGGTATCTTCGGCGTTGAAGGTGCGTAATCAATAAAATTTATGAGGCGGCCTTAAAACCGCCTCATTTACAAAATAAACGGTGAGATTCATGAAAAATTTTTTAGTAAATATTTGGGCTTATAATCATTATACAAAATTCAACGTATTATCTGAAGATAATGCAGAATCATTAGAAAATGCAATCCTTGACAAACTTGGAGAAAAGAGTATAAAGTGGGAAGATCTTGGAATATCTTATGATGACAAGATTAATAGAATAACCTATGAGGAGGTTGTTAATGATACAAGACCTATACAAAGCAAAAAGGTCCTTGGAGTTGAAGTGGGAACAGGAGCATCTATCTAATGGTAGGTATACTCTTGAAATGGTCAGAATTGATGACAAAGTTAAAAAAGTTATCACTGACATTAAGCTGGAAGAAGCAGCTATTGCTCACAGACAGAATACTGTCGAAGACGCAGCTCCACAAGTTTCTGTAGCTACTTAATAAAAAGCTACATCGTTGGAAAAATCCACTCCACATTACAGGCTCTCTTGCACTCTACTAAAAACTAGTATACAATTAAATTACTATACAAATTAATTAGAACATAGACCCGTATAGTGGACGGCCTAGAGACTATGTTCATAAAACTAGGAGGATATAATTATGGCTTCAACAACGTTTAACGGACCAGTCCGTTCGGAAAAAGGTTTCCAAGTTGCAACTAAAAATGCAACTACGGGAGCAGTGACAACTAGAATGAGTTCAGGTATGCCTGACTTAACTGGTTTATCAATCTCAGATGTAGCAACAGCTACTAGTATTACTTTAGCAGATAATACTATTTCTGTGATAAATTACACAGGGGCAGCAGCTGCAACTTGTACTTTGCCTACAGCAGCGCAAGGTTCAGTAGTAGTTTATTGTCAATCAAAAGATACTACAGGTGGAACAGCTACATTAGTTTTTGATGCAGCAGGTTCTGATGTTTGGGCAACTGGTTCAGTAATTGAATCAAGAGCTTCATCCGAAGTGACTTTTGATACTTCAGCAGCAGGTGAAACTAAATTAACTTTCACACCAGCTAACGCAGCAACAAACTTGCTAACTACTGGCGGAAAAATTGCTTTCATTTGTTATGAAAAAGGAACATGGCATATTGCAACACAACTAGCAGCAGAGACTACACAGACTACTGGTGCATTTGTATTTGCAGCGTAATAAATAATTAACTCGGAGTGCCTGGTAATGCAGGCACTCTTTAAAAGGAGGAAAAAACATGGCAGACACAGTATTAAATACAACTGTATTTGACGGATCAAAAAAACTAATCACTCACTATAATGTGGTTTCTGATAACTCTGGAAGCACAACTAAAATTGTTGATGTCTCTGGATTAGCAAAAAGCCCAGCAGGTAAAAGTTGCCTAACTGTAAGATTAAACAAAGTTAGTTGCAATGTTTCAGTGACTGCACCTGCAGATGCTTTGCGTATGCAATGGGATGCAACGACAGATGTTGTATTTCAAAGTTTAAATGGTGAAATGGAGTATGATTACTCTGACTTTGGTGGTTTAAAAAACACAGAAGCTAGTGGATTCACTGGAGATGTAAATATAGTTTTACCAGCTTGTGCAGCGGGAGATACCGGAACAGTTGTTTGTGAGTGGATAAAAGAATACGAGTAGGATCTTAAATGGCTAATACTACTTCGGGAACTACAACGTTCGATAAAACTTTTTCTATTGAAGAAATAATAGAAGATGCTTTTGAACGTATTGGATTAACTAACGTTGCAGGTTATCAACTTAAATCTGCTAGAAGATCTCTTAACATATTATTTCAAGAATGGGGTAATAGAGGTATTCACTATTGGGAAATAGATGAAACTAATCTTGATTTAATTGAAGGACAATCAGATTATGATTTTTTTAGAGCTAGTGGCGACGGAACTTCCGCAACGACTACACCTACTAATGGAATCTATGGTATGTCCGATGTTCTTGAAGCACAATTAAGAAATAATAGAACTCAAACCACTCAATCAGATAGTCCGATGACAAAAGTAGATAGATCTACTTACGCAGGTTTTTCTAACAAATTATCAAAAGGCACACCTAATCAATATTGGGTAGAAAGATTTATTGATAAAGTTAGAATTCATATTTATCCAACTCCAGATTCTACAAATGCATCTAAAGATATGCATTTTTATTTTATTAAAAGAATTCAAGACATAGGTGATTATACAAATGCAACAGATGTGCCATTTAGATTTGTGCCTTGTATGACATCAGGACTTGCTTTTTACCTTGCACAAAAATATGCACCTGAAAGATTACAAGCAATGAAATTATTTTATGAAGATGAATTAGCGAGAGCTCTTGCAGAAGATGGATCAGCTTCAAGCACTTATATAACACCTAAAGTTTATTACCCAGGAGCATAATGGCAAAGTACGCAACAGGTAAACACTCAAAAGCTATTTCAGATAGATCTGGTTTAGAATTTCCATATAGAGAAATGGTTAGGGAATGGAATGGATCTCTTGTACATTTTACTGAATTTGAACCAAAACAACCACAATTACAACCTAGACCATCAGGAGCAGATGCAATATCTTTAAGACACGTAAGACCTGATAGAACAGAACCAGCTACAACTGTTAGAATACCTAACAATGGTTTTGAAACATATGCTGCAGGGTCTGGAGTTATAAATGTTTTTTCGCCTGGACATGGTTTAACAGATAACACAACATATAGATTTAGAGGACCACCAACTACTTCTGCAGGAAGTGGTTTTGTATATGCTAATCCACAGAGTTTTGATGGAATTACAGGAGCTAATATTGCAAAAGCAGCTGGATATACAATAAGAACAGGTAGATATAAAAGTGATGCTAGAGATGCATCTAGTGATTACATAACTAGTAATTTTTTCTTTTTTACAGTTGACACAAATACTGCTACAAGTGGTAATATAAAAGGAGGAGGATACGGTTGTTCTGTTGGACCCGTGACTATAGAAGCATGATAAATAAAATTTGGAATTGGATTAAAAATATATTTAAACCTGAAAAACAGGATCCACATTTAAAGCTATATGAAGAAGCAGAAATAGAAGAAACTGCAAAACAAAAAAAGATACGTTTAAAACATAAAGGAGATGTTAAATAATGGCTGGGTTAAGTGCATCAGGATTAAAAACTCAAATTAGAAGTTATACAGAAACAGATTCAAATGTTTTATCAGACTCTGTTTTAGAAAATATAATTTTAAATGCACAATATAGAATTTTTAGAGATGTACCAATTGATGCTGATAGAAAACAACAAACCGGAGATCTCATTGTAGGTCAAGAAACAATTAATGCTCCAGCAGGAGCAGTTTTTATTAGAGGTATACAGGTTTATGATTCAACATCAGCTACAACTGGTGCTAATGTTTGGTTAGAAAAGAAAGATGTCACGTATCTTCAAGAATATATCTCATCAACAGAGTCAGCAAAGAGAGGACAACCAAAATATTATGCTATGTTTGGAGGAGCTACAGGAGAGTCTGACACTACATCTGGAAGAATGATGTTTGCTCCAGTTCCTGACGCAACTTATAAATTTAGAGTGCATTACAATGCAGCTCCTGCTTTATTAGAAAATGATGACACTAACTATATTAGTCTTAATTTTCCAAATGGTCTATTATATTGCTGTTTATCAGAGGCATATGGATTTTTAAAAGGCCCGATAGACATGTTGACACTATATGAAAATAAGTATAAACAAGAGGTACAGAAGTTCGCTATAGAACAAACTGGAAGAAGAAGACGAGACGATTACACTGACGGAACAGTTAGATTTAAAATTGAATCGCCTTCACCGTAATAGGAGATAAGTTATGGCAATATCATCGGCAATTTGTACAAGTTTCAAACAAGAAATTTTGGTAGGTACACACAATTTTACTGCATCTAGCGGTAATACTTTTAAAATAGCTTTATTTACAAGTGATGCATCTTTAGGTGCAAGCACAACTGCTTACTCAACTTCAAATGAAATTTCAAATACATCTGGATCTGCATATAGTGCAGGTGGTGCAACTCTTACAAGTGTGACTCCAACAACTTCGGGAACAACTGCTATTTGTGACTTTGCAGATGTAAGTTATACTTCTGCCTCTTTTACAGCAAATGGTGCATTAATTTATAACGACACACAATCTGACAAAGCTGTTGCTGTTATCGCTTTCGGTGGTGACAAAACAGTTTCTTCTGGAACTTTTACAATTCAATTTCCAACAGCAGACGCAAGCAACGCAATTATTCGTATAGCGTAAGGAGGACCTCCTTATGGCATCAACCTGGGGCACAAATACTTGGGGCGCTAACGCATGGCAAGATGATGAAATAATTGTATCCCTTACTGCACCTGAATCAGCTTCTGCTTTAGGCACACCACAATCATTTAACGTTGAAGGTTGGGGCAGACAAACTTATGGTAATTCAGGTTGGGGTGTAGAATATTCTGTTAAACCAACAGGAGTCTCTGCAACAACTTCTATTGGAACATTAACAGCTGCTCAATTTATATCAGCAGATCTAACTGGTATTGAAGCAACATCTAGTTTGGGTGATTTAGGAATTAGCACTCTTGTAATTCTTTCAGGTCAATCAGCATCTGTTTCTTTAGGTGATTTAGAAGAATTTAATGAAACAGGTTGGGGTAGATTATCATGGAACCAAGCTGATTGGGGTGAAGGAGCAGATGAATTAATAACTGTAAGTGGTTTTGAAGCAACCGCTTCTCCTGGTTCTATTACCATGGGAGTCACATATCTTTTAGAGATGATTGGTGCCAATCACTCTATGACAACCAGTGTTGGTAGTCCACAAATTGATGGTGAAATAGGTGTGCCATTAACAGGTGTGCAGTCTGATTTTGCAACACCTACTTTATCTTACACAGGAACTTTAGTTGGTTGGGGTAGAGATGAATGGGGTGATTTAAGTTGGGGTGAATCTCCTAATCAAGTTATTCCTTTAGTAGGTCAAGAAATAACATCTACTGTAAATGCACCTACTTTAGAATTTGCATATGAATTATCTGGTCAAGAAGCTACAACAAATGTTGGAAGTTTAAGTTTTGTAATTAGTCCAACAATTAGTCTTGATGGACAATCAGCAACTACAAATGTAGGAGATTTAGGTTTAGCTTTTGGAGTAAGTACAGAACCAATAACAGGTATAGCGGCAACATCTGGTTTAGGTACTTTAGGATTAGAATTTGGACCAAGTGAAATTACAGGTGTGTCTGCAACAGTATCTGTTGGAGAACTTACAATAGGATCTGTTGAATTAATAAATATAACAGGTGTGTCTGCAACATCTTCTGTAGGGTCTATTTTACCAGCAGATGTAGTAGGTTTAACAGGTGTTTCTGCAACATCAGCTGTAGGGTCTATTACACCAGTAGATATAGTACAAGGTTTAACAACAGTAGAAATTACATCAAGCACAGGAATATTAGGAATACAAGCTTACACAAATATTGACACTGGTTCAAATACATCATATACAGGTGTTTCAACAGGATCAAATGATACGTATTCTGATGTTGCAACTGGAAGCAATACTTCTTATAGTAATGTTTCAACAGGATCAAATGATACGTATTCTGATGTTGCAACTGGATCAAATACAAGTTATACTGACGCTGCATAGGAGATAAAATATGGCATCAACATACACCCCATTAGGGATAGAACTTCAGGCAACTGGTGAAAATGCTGGTACATGGGGTACAAAAACAAATACTAATTTACAAATTATAGAACAAATTTCAGGTGGTTATTCTGCACAATCAATAGCAGGTGGTGCACAAACTACAGCTTTATCTGTTTCTGATGGATCAACAGGAGCTGTGATGTCTCACAGAATGATTGAGTTCACAGGTTCAATTACAGGAAATCAAATAGTCACTATTCCTTTAGATGCACAAAATTTTTATTTTTTAAGAAATTCAACATCAGGTGCTTACACAGTTCAATTTAAATACGCTTCTGGATCAGGAGATACTTTTACTTTTGGAACAACTGATAAAGGTGATCAACTAGTATTCGCTACAGGAAATGATGGAACTAATCCAGATGTCTATACTTTAGGATTTGGTGACGGTGATGTGACACTTACAGGAACTCAAACTTTAACAAATAAAACTTTAACTTCACCTAAAATTGGAACTTCTATTTTAGACACAAACGGAAATCAACTTGCTTTACTTACAGCTACAGGATCGGCAGTAAATGAATTTACAATAGCAAACGCTGCTACAGGAAACGATCCAACATTATCAGCAACTGGTGATGATTCAAATATTGATATAGCTATTAAACCAAAAGGGACTGGAGAAACTGTTGTTGGAACAGGAGCAGCAAATGCAACCATAACTTCAAGTGGAGCACACGATTTAATATTAGACACAAATTCAGGAACAAACTCTGGAACAATTACAATTACAGATGCAGCTAATGGAGATATTACAATCTCTCCTAACGGAACTGGAATTGCTAAAGCAGTAGATGCTGGAGACAACACAGGCGCTATTAAAATTGCAGGTAAAGAAACTATGTGGGTTCCAGCAGTTGCCATGTATCCAAACACTACAAGTGGATGTGCAGATCTTGCACAAACAGAATTATCAAATGGTCCTGAACTTAAAACTTTAGATTTTGATAAATCTTCAGATGAATTTGCACAATTCGCTGTTGCTTTTCCAAAATCATGGAACGAGAGCACAATAACTTTTCAAGCATTTTTTACAGCAAACTCAACAAATACTGGAACTACATCATGGGCTTTACAAGGAGTAGCATTAGCAGACAATGGAGATTTAAATACTGCGTTTGGTACTGCGGTTGCACCTACAGCAAAAGCAATGAGTGGAACAGCAAACGATTTAGCGGTGACAGCAGAAAGCGGAGCCGTGACAATAGCAGGATCACCTAGTACGGATGAATACGTTTTTTTCCAAATATCTAGAGATGTTTCGGCAGATGATCTAGATGCTGATGCAAAACTTTTAGGTATAAAAATATTCTTTACTACTGACGCTGCTAACGACGCATAATAGGAACGGAATATGAAAAAAATAGACCCTAAACTTACAACCGGTAAGAACACAAAAAATATACAAAATAGAAAAGGTAAAAGTTTTGGTTATCAAGTTCTTGGTTTTGGATCTGGAGGTGTGCCAGTTAAATTTGTAGGCGCTTCAGGTGGTACAGTCACGACCAACGGAAATTTTAAAGTACATACTTTTACAGGTAATGGTACTTTTACCGTTTGTTGTGCAGGAAACGCTGCAGGATCTAATTCAGTACAATTTTTAGTAGTAGCCGGTGGTGGCGGTGCAGGTGATTATCAAGGTGGTGGCGGTGGTGCAGGTGGTCTTCGAACTAATTTTCCATCTCCAGCTACAGGAGGAACTCCTGTCACTGCACAAGATTATCCAATTTCAATTGGTGGTGGTGCTGGTGGTGGAACTTTTCCAAGTTCAAGAGGCAGTAGCGGATCAGCATCTTCAGGTGTAGGTATCCCTTCTTCTGGTGGTGGAGGAGGTGGAGGTTATAATAATCCACTTCGAGCTGGTTCTTCCGGAGGATCTGGTGGTGGTGGCGGTTATAAAGAGCCTGGCTCAACTTCTGGATCTGGTAATTCTGGTGGATTCGATCCTCCTGAAGGTAATCCGGGTGGAGGATCTGGTGGTGGTGCTGGTGGTAATCCTGCTAGAAGTGCTGGTGGTGGCGGTGGTGCTGCTGCTGCAGGTTCAACAGGAACAGGAGGAAGTGATGGTGGAGCAGGACAACAAGTTAATATAGATGGTAATAATTATTATTGGGCCGGTGGCGGTGGTGGTTCTGCTACTTTTCCAGGTGGACCAACTACTCCAGGAGGAGATGGAGGCATAGGTGGTGGCGGTGGTGGCGGATCTAAAAAATCCGGTACTTCACCTTCATCAGGTGGTGGATCAGCTATAAATTCAGGTTCTGGTGGAACAGGATCAGCTCCAAGTGGTGCTGGTGGTTCTGCTGGTGCAAATACAGGTGGCGGCGGTGGAGGTTCTTCACAAACAGGAAGTGCTGGTGGTGGAGGAAGTGGTATAGTAATTATAACTTATAAATTTCAATAATATGGCACATTTTGCAAAAATAGATTCTGACAACAAAGTATTATCAATTATGAGAGTTAATGATAATGATTTAAAAAATTCAGATGGAGTAGAGCAAGAATCAATTGGTCAACAATATTTAGAAACACATTCTAATTGGCCTGCTAATCAATGGATTCAAACCTCTTACAATACCTTTGAAAATTCTCATAAACTAGGTGGAACACCTTTTAGAGGAAATTATGCAGCGATAGGTGGATCATGGGATTCTACTAATAATATATTTTGGAACGAAAAACCTTATGACTCTTGGGTAAAAAATATATCTGAAGCAAAATGGCAATCTCCAATAGGAGATGCGCCTGCTTTAACATCAGAACAACAATCACAAAATGATGCGGGCACTCATTTATGGGTTTATTTTTGGAATGAGTCAAATGAAACTTGGGATTTAACAAACACTATATCGTAATATTTGACATATAAATAACAAAGATATATAAATTATCTATAGGTATGTTAAGAAAGAAAATACATTTTTTATGTAGTCTACCCCGTTCAGGTAATACTATTTTTGGTGCTCTTTTAAATAGCACTAATAAAATGTTAGCTACTCCAAATAGTTTAACTCCAGAGATTGTTTATCAATTACATTTATTAAAAAATCATGAACTTTTTATAAATTTTCCTAATCATAAATCTTTAGATTATTTAATATCAGAGGCATTACAATTATATTATCGTGATTGGAATAAAGAAGTTATTTTAGATAGAGGACCGTGGGGTGTTAGAGATAATCTTTTATTAAGTAAAAAAATAAATAAAAATTGTAAGTATATTATTTTACATAGGCCTTTTTTAGAATGTCTTGCTTCTATGGTTAAAATAAGTAAACCAGATAATGTAGAAAATTATTGTGATCTTTTAATGCAAGATGATGGAATTTTTGGTAAAAATTTAAACTCTATTATTAATTTAATTAATAGTAATAATAAATTTAAAATTGTTCATTACAAAAAATTAACTTCAAACCCTATCAAAGAATTAAATTCTGTTTTAAAATATTTAAACATTAAAAATAATATTAAAAAAATAAAATTAAAAGATTTTAATATAAATGGTATAAAATATAATGATTCCTATTTAGGCGTAGATATGCATAAGATAGGTTTGGATATTAAATTAGCTAAACAATATAGTAAGATAAACATAGAAAGTTGTTTGTCTAAAAAAATTATAAATAAATATAAAGAAATAGATATCTTCTTACAGGAAAAAATATATGGAAAAAGAAATACTTTCTCAAATTAATTTATACTATGGGCAAGTTAAAATGCCCAAAGGATTTGAAATAGATTTAAAAATTTTATCTGATAATATTTTGCAAGGTGCTATTAAAAAATTATTTTATAATATTTTAGAATCTGATTATAAAAATCCATCTAATAATATTTTACAGTCTAGTTTTAAGAAAACTGAATTTTTATTTTCTAAAGCTTGGGATATGTTATGCACTTATATTATAGAGTATTCACATGTAGATAATAAACTACATATACAAAAAAGAGATAGTTGGGGTGATATGTATGCTCCTGATGAAAAAAGTGAAATACTACATGATATTAAAAACCATTCTAACTATGTTTTATTATATGGAGTTAAAGTAGATAACTGTCATGTAGAATTATTTTTTAAAGACAATGAAGATAAAGAAAAAACATGGAATATACCTTTAATTAATAATAAATTTATTATGTTTCCTTCAAACGTTAAATATCAAATAATAAATAATCAAACAAACAATTTTAATATTATTCAAACTATAACTTATGATATTTTCTAATTATTATTGGTATTTTAAATCTGCTTTGTCTCACAAGTTATGTGATGAAATTATTAAACACGCTTTATCTAAAAAAGATAATATGGGACTAACTGGAAGCTATAATAAAAAAAATTTAAAAAAACAAGACATTGAAGATTTAAAAGAAACAAGAGATTCAAACATTATCTGGTTAAATGACAAATGGATATATAAAGAATTACATCCTTTTATTAATACCGCAAATGAAAAAGCTGGTTGGAACTTTCAATGGGATTATTCTCAAAGTATTCAATTTACAAAATACAAAGTTAATCAATATTATGATTGGCATATAGATTCAGACAGTCCTAATGAAAATAATAAAATTAGAAAATTATCTATGACTTGTCAATTAACAGACAGTTCAGAATATAAAGGTGGGGAGCTAGAGTTTGATTTTAGAAACTATGCTCCAAACATGAGAGATGAATCTAAACACAGAGTGCAATGTAAAGAAATATTATCAAAAGGATCTATTATTGTATTTCCTAGTTTTGTATGGCATAGAGTTAAACCTGTACGAGAAGGGACTAGATATTCTTTAGTAATGTGGAACACAGGAGATAAATTTAAATAATATGGAATCGTTAGATTTTTTTAAAACACCTTTTTGGATTGAAGATAAACCAGAGTTTGTTAAATCTTTAAATAAAGCTTCTGATAAATATTTAAAAAAAATTAAAAAAAATGAATTTGGTAAAAGCTATCCTTCAACTCCTCTAACTTTAGATAATGATTTTTTAGATTTAAGAAAATATATTGGCAACAAATCTAAAGAATTTTTAGATTGGCAAGGTTTTAATTTATTAAATCACAAAGCTATTATTACTGGATTTTGGGTTCAAGAATTTTCTCACAAAGGAGGAGGTCATCAATCTGTTCATGGTCATCCTAATCAACATGTCTCGGGTTTTTATTTTTTAAAATGTAGTAAAAAAACATCTTATCCAGTATTTCATGATCCTAGAGTTGGAGCTCGTGCTACTAGACTACCTTTAAAATCAAAAGAAGAAATATCTTATGGTAGTAATACAACAACTATAATACCTGAACCTGGAACGTTAATGATTTTTCCAGGATATTTAGAACATGAGTTTGCAGTAGATCCAGGAATACAACCTTTTAGATTTATACATTGGAACATACAAATAATACCGAGGTTATCTGATGATTAAAAAATATAATGTAATAGATAACTATTTACCTAAAAATGAATTTTTAAAAATAAAAAATGAAATAGTAGATAATGAATACTTTCCTTGGTATTTTAATAATTATAAAAGTGGTAATGATAAAAATAATTTTTTAGATTATCAATTTGTTCATACTTTTGTTATAAATGGAAAAATTAATTCTTTTTATTTTAATAAATTAAACCCTTTAATTAAAAAATTAAAAATTAAAAAATTATTAAGACTAAAAGCTAATTTAAATCCTATTTCTCATAAAATAATTGAGTTTAAAAAACATCGAGATAGAAATGAAAAAGGTTTTACAAGTGCTATTTTTTATTTAAATACTAACAATGGTTATACTAAAATAGGAAATAAAAAAATACAATCAATAGAAAATAGAATAGTTATATTTCCTTCTAATGCAAGTCACTTTGGAACTAATGCAACCAATCTATCTAATAGAATAATATTAAATTTTGTTTATGTTTAAAAAAAATAAATACACTATAATAAAAAATGCAATATCAAAAGATTTAGCGACTTTTATTGCAAATTATTTTTTAATGCAAAAACAAGTCTATGATACTTGTAAAGCTTCAACATACTTTTCACCTTTTGAAACTATTATAGGATACTATGAAAGTGAAAATGAACAGATACCACACACCTATTCTCAATATGCTAATATGGCTATGGAGACTTTATTACTTAAATGTCAACCAGGTATGGAAAAAGCAACAGGATTAAAATTATATCCTGCATATAGTTATGCAAGAATATATAAAAAAGGTGATGAACTTAAAAGACATAAAGATAGATTTAGTTGTGAGATATCAACTACAATGAATCTTGCTGGTGATAATTGGCCTATATATCTAGAGCCGTCAGGAGAGACTGGTAAAAAAGGTATTAAAATAGATTTAAAACAAGGTGACATGTTAGTTTATTCTGGATGTGAGTTAGAGCATTGGAGAAAAAAATTTAAAGGTAAAGAATGCGTACAAGTTTTTCTGCATTATAACAATCGTAAAACCCCAGGATCAAAAGATAATATGTTTGACAAACGTCCACATTTAGGTCTTCCTTCTTGGTTTAAACGTTAATTTAATTTTTAGATGGGGGCAGTACACCACCACATACCTACTGCTCCCTTCTAAAAATCTATTGAAATCGTTTATAATCTGATATAACACCTGATAGTAGGAAAAACATATGCTTCAAAAAATAGGGTTCCAACCAGGTATAAATAAACAAATTTCAGAAACTGGCGCTGAAGGTCAGTGGGTAAATTGTGATAATGCTAGATTTCGTTATGGGGTGCCTGAAAAAATAGGTGGTTGGAATCAATTAGGTGGTTCTGGAGCTAATGAATTAACAGGAGCAGGCAGGGGTCTTCATCATTTTATAAATAGTTTATCTAGAAAATATGCGATTATAGGAACTAATAGAATATTGTATGCTTTTTCTGGAGGTGTTTTTTATGATATACATCCCATACAATCTACAACTACTCTTACAAGCGCATTTACCACGACCAACGGATCACCAACTGTCACGATAACATATTCATCAGCTCATGGTTTAGCTCCTGGTGATATACTTTTAATGAGCAGTTTTTCAACAATTACAAATTCAAATTATAGTGCATCAGATTTTGATGACAAAAAATTTATGGTTGCTACCACTCCTACTAATACCACAGCAACAATAACTATGTCTTCCAATGAATCTGGTTCAGGGGCAACTACCTCTGGAGGAATAACAATAGAAAAATATTATACTGTAGGTCCAGCTGTTCAAGCAAAAGGTTTTGGTTATGGATTGGGGTCTTGGGGTGGAGAAGATGGTTCTGCTATCACAACAACATTAAACGGTGCATTATTAGATGATACTGCAGGAACAGGTGGGTCAGGAACTTCTATTACACTAACAAGCACAACAAACTTTCCTGATTCAGGAACAAACTTTATTCAGGTAGGAACAGAAGAAATATCTTACACAGGTGTTTCTGGAAATGATTTAACAGGTATTACAAGAGCAGTTAGAGGAAGCACAAGAGCAGCACATTCTGATGGTGCTACAGTCACAAATTCATCCGACTATGTTGCATGGGGCGAAGCGGCATCTGGAGATTTAGTATTAGAACCTGGTATGTGGTCTATAGATAATTTTGGTGACAAAGCTATCTGTCTGATACATGATGGTCCTGTTTTTTCTTGGGATTCATCTTTATCAAATGCAACATCAACAAGAGCTACAATCATATCTGGTGCACCAACTGCATCAAGACACATGGTCGTATCTACACCAGACAGACACTTGGTATTCTTTGGAACAGAGACAACTATTGGAACACCATCAACACAAGATAATATGTTTATAAGATTCTCGGACCAAGAAGATATTAACACGTACATACCTACAGCAACCAATACAGCTGGCACACAGAGACTGGCCGACGGATCACAGATCATGGGGGCAATAAGAGGTCGAGATGCAATTTATGTTTGGACTGATACAGCTTTATTTACACAACGTTTTGTTGGTCAACCGTTTACTTTTGCGTTTGCACAGGTTGGGACCAACTGTGGACTTGTAGGACAGAATGCATGTGTAGAAGTTGATGGTGCTGCATACTGGATGTCAGAGAATGGTTTCTTTAGATATGCTGGTAGATTAGAATCATTACCATGTTTGGTAGAAGATTTTGTTTTTGATGATATAAATCTAGCATCTGGTAATCAGATGGTATCAGCTGGATTAAATAATTTGTTTGGTGAAGTTATATGGTTTTATCCAAGTGCTTCATCCTCTGTTGTTAATAAACAAGTCACATATAATTATTTTGATTCATCTCCGCAAAGACCTGTTTGGACAATAGGTACACTAGCAAGAACAATGTGGAGAGATTCTGCAGTATTTGGTTTACCGCATGCTTTAGAGTATGATGCTAGCACAGACACATCTTTTGATGTTGTGGGTAATACAGAAGGTAGAACATCATACTATGAACACGAAACAGGAACTGATCAAAATAGAAATGGAACTATAACTGCAATCACAGCTAACATAGAATCAGGAGATTTTGATATTACACAACAAAGATCATTACAAGGTCAAACAACAGGTATTGCAACATTCAGGGGTGATGGAGAGTTTATAATGAAGATAAGAAGATTTGTGCCTGACTTCATAAGTCAAACAGGAACAACAAGAATAACATTACAATTAAAAAATTATCCTAATAGCTCACAAGCTAGTTCACCTCTTGGACCATTTGATATAACATCCTCTACAACTAAAATAGATACGAGAGCTAGAGCTAGAGCAGTCGCTTTAAAAGTAGAAAACACAGGTGCTTCTCAAACTTGGAGAATAGGAACTTTTAGATTAGATACACAACCAGATGGACGTAGATAATGAGTATATTAGATTTACTTAGACTTAATGAACCATTGATGACACAAAAAGAAGAAGAGGAGTTTGAAAGACAGATACAACCAAAACTTTTTAATGTTATTAATGATGTTTCAAGACAATTATATCAACCTCGTGTAGGTAATTTTGGTATTATGGATTTAATACAAACAAATAGATTTATTTCTAATCCTAGTCTTTTTTCAGGATTATTTTCTCCTGCTGGAACTCTTGGAATTGTAGGGTTAAAAAAGTTATTTAGTAATATTAGAGATCCTTACAAGAGTGCTTTTGGTAATTTAAATAGACAAACAAGAGCAGCTATTAACAGAGAACAAGTAAGAGATTTACAAGACAGAATAGATAGAGGTGATTTTGGATCACCAACTCCTACGCCACAAGATGATAGAAGAGGTGGTCAGTATGATGAAGGCATGGGTAGTATATCAGCCGGATTTAATCAAGGAGAAAGGGGAGGATCACAAGGAAGATAATATGGCAAAAATAGTACAAGTAATAACTAGACCGGAACAAGAATATAATCTACAAGTAGCTGAGGCTCAAGTTAGAGATCTTGATGCAATTGTAGAAAAATTAAATTCAACATATCAAGAGGAATTGAAAGAGGAGATAGAAGCATTTAACTTATTTATTAACTAATGGCTAATCAATTTAAATTTGCAGGTATAGATAATAGCACGACAGGAAGTGCATTAAGTCCTTTGGGATCAGGCAATCCTCTGGTAAGTGAGACCTATGTTATTAAATCTATACTGGTCACATCAGCTGGCACACCAACAGTGACCGTCACTAATAACAGTATTACAGCTATTAAATCTGCTGCTTTGACAGCAAACGTCACAACTGAATTATTATCCCAACCTTTGGTGGTTGAGGGAGGAGATACTTTTACAGTGTTATCAAGCACAACAGATTCATTTGATGTAGCTGTAAGCTACCTAAACATTAAAAAGGAGATAACAACATAATGCAAGATATACCAACAATAACACCCGATAAGGTAATAGAAAAAATAACAAATAAAAAAACAGGTGAAGTCTACAAAAATGATAATGAGTGGAAATCAAAGGGTATATCACCCGATGACATCAGAAAAGATGTGACTCTTATGATGCCCAGTCTTGATTTATTTGGAAAAACAAAATAGAATAGTACAATGGCAATATCTAGAATGCAACAACCCAGACAATTATACGGACTTGGAAGCTTTGTTAAAAAAGCTACTAATAAAATTACAAGACCTTTTACAAAAGTAGCAAGTAAAGTAGTACCAAAAGAGATAGCAGGTATCATGAGAGTAGCTGCACCTTTCTTGCCATCAAATTTAAGAGCAGCGGCATACCTATTGGGTACAGCAAAACAGACGGGTAGAATCAGTCCTATCGATCTAGCGTTAGTTGCAGCGCCACGTATTGGAAGAATAAAACTTCCAAAAGCTTTTGATGATAGAAATGTAGTGCCTCCAGATCCTGACTCGTTTAGACAAAGATTTGCAAAATTTATCCCTGAAAGATTACAAGGAAGTACTATTAGTCAAGCTATAGGAAAAATTCCACTTCCAGGAGAAAAAAATTTAGGTGAGTTCTTAGTTGGTGCTGAAGCTGAACCATCAGGAATAAATTTAATAGACCCTGCAGCCACAGCAGCAGCAGGAAAAAATGTGCCTTTAATACCAGATGCAAAAGCAACATCAGGTATATTTGGTAAAGGTGGAAAAATGTTTCAATTTGGTAAAGACGATGTCGATATATTTGATACTAAAGCCGGACAAACTTTATTTGGTAAGGAAAAAGATGATGGAACGTTTGGACCAAGTTTCACTAAACTAGGATCAATAGGAATATCAGCATTATCATTAATACAAAATTCAAAAACACCTGATGAAGCAGGTACTGCACTAGCAGCAGCCACAGGAGATTCTGATGATTATGAAAGAGGCTATCAATTATTCTCACAACTAACACCAGAATTATTTAACGTGCCAGATAAATTTAGAATGGATGTAAAAGATGGTGGTATAATGAGAACTAATTATGCAAGAGGTAGTGATGATGAACCAAAACCATTACCAAACGATCCAACAGAACCAGTAAATCCTTTTGGACCAAAACCCACTGGACCTGTATTACCAGATAGAAAAGCTTCAGTTGATGATCCTTTTTACAGAAGTGGTGATGAAGATGAACATTCTTTTAGAATGTTTAACAAACCATATAAAGAATTAAATGCAGATGAGTTAGAAGAATTTAGAGAAGAAATGATGAGACTAATGAATAAATTTTCTAAAGGTCCAGTATTACCAAGTGACGAAGATCCCATAAATCCTTTTGGTCCTAAACCACAAGGACCAGTATTACCTGACAGACAGATGGCAGCGTATGGTGGTATCATGGGTATGGATGGTAGACAAAAATATGGTCTAGGAGATTTTGTTAGAAAACTTATACCAAATGAAGTAGCAAAAGTTGCAGAAGTTGCAGCACCATTTGTTGCATTAGCAGCACCACAATTTGCATTACCCGCAGCACTAGCTGGAGGATTAGGAAGATATGATAGAACAGGAAGTCTTGGAGATAGTCTTAAATCAGGATTAATGACTTATGGTCTTGGACAAATATCTCCAGGTTTACCTCAACTTAGAGGCGTAGGTCCTTCAGAAGGAATATTTTCTTCAACAGGAGCTATGGGTGGTAAATATAATTTAGGAAATATAATGAAAACAACTAAAGCACCTGCAATTGAAAGACTTGCGCCTAATGATTTTGAAGGAGCTACTAAATTTGTTGATCCAGGTAGTGAGGCATTTGAATTTATTAGAGATAAAACAATACCTGGTTTAGATAAAGGACCAGGAAAAATATTAGAAACAATTAAAAAATATGCTTTAGATCCTAAAATTTTAACAGGTCTTGCAGCTGGAACATTAGGAGCTACCGCTCTTATGGGTAATATGGAACCAGAAGAAATAAGAGATATGAGTAGAGGTGAAGGTCTAGATGTAGAAGGTATTAGAGTAGAAGTAATAGAAGCTATGAAAGATCCATCAGGTGAAAAATTAGCAGCACTTAGATCTAAGTATCCTTTCTTAGGAAATAGAGATACTAAAGACATGGCTATGGGTGGTAGAATTGGTATGGCAGAAGGTGGAATCATGGACCTTGGTGGCATGGAAAAAGATTATAGAGCTGAAGGTGGGTTTGTACCTATAGGAAGAGAAGAAAAAGCAGATGACGTACCTGCAAGATTAAGTGTAAATGA